GTGATCCATTGGCGGGATTGGCGATGTTGTCCAATGACCTTGATTTGTTCCCGTTCGTCTCTGCGCGCCCTGGGAAGTATCTCCCAGGAGTTTTTAAGCTCTGTAATACTTACAGTGTCCGTAAAGTTACGTACGCTAAAGAACGAATCTCCCATATACGACTGCACAGCATCCTTTAGTTCTGTTGTTACGTCCTTACGGTCTTCAGGCTGTACTAACTTAGCATTCTTACGCTGTTCATCAGCAAGTACAATAGCCTCTTCTAAGGGGTAACCACTACGTTCCGATAAAGTTTTAATAGATAATATCATGGCTTTAGTTTCATCATCTTTAATATGATCAAGAGCCATATTAGCATCTTTAGTATACAAAGAGTTGAACTCTCCTAAAGACTTTACGAACGCATCATTTACTTTACCTTCAGGTGATACTGGTGATTTAAGACCTGCACCTAGTTTTACCTTAAGCTGATCGTACACAATACCGTTCTTTACTATTAAATCTTCTACTTTAGCTTGTGCTTGTTCAGGTGCTAGCGTAGTATCCTTTAAAGTTTCTTCAAACACAGTCTGCATAGCTGCTTGTCTTTGTGCAGGTTTAGCAGATACAGCGGCTACTTCTCCTTTAAGTACAGCATCCGTTAGTACGTTACTTCCTGCGCTTTTGTTGAATGCTTGTATCGCTTTTATACGCTTGTTAGCAAACCATTCATCAGAGTGACGATCACCGAACTCTTCCCTAAAAGCGTTAGCTGATACATTAATAGACTCTAAACTGTCTGCATTAGATAAATCTAGGTCTAGCTGTACTAGCGCATTCTCGTGCTTAATACTCTGCCGTGTCTTTAATGATTTATTAAACTTAGCTTCAGACGCACGTATAGCTTGTTCCTGCTTAGCATTAAAAGGTATACCGTTATCTCTAGCCCATTGTAGTGCTTGAGGTGAACCTAGATCAAAGCCCATGATAGCTAGGTCTTTGTATAACTCAGGCTGTAGCTCAGCAGGCATACGTTGTACGGTAGCTAGAGCATCATTCAAGCCATCAGACTGTGCTGCTCCTGTAGCTATATCACCATTCTCAGCAGCTTCAGCCATAAGCTCTAGGTGCGTTCTAACGTCCATTACATGCTGTGATGTACTATCTGCTAAACGTTTCTTAGTGAAGGCTGCTGTCTGATACTCTGATAGCTGATCAATTACAGGAAGTAATGTCTGCACCTTGAGCATGTCTGTATCACGATCACCTGTAAGCATAGCATTAAACTGATCACGTAAGCCTGCTGTGTACTCAGTAGGTTCTAGCATGTTATCGCCTGCATCTACTGTAGCTTTCTGTGCTGCAAACCAAGCTTGTGATTCTAGCTTAACGTCCATAGCTTGAAACCCTTTACGGGTAGGTGGCGCTGCTGTACGAGACAACTTATCGCCTACTGCTCTAGCAGCCTGTCCCATAAGGTAGTCACTAGCAGCCTTCTTTTCCATATCCTTTAGTGCCAGATCAGTACCGAACTTAAGTACTGTATCTAGTATCTCATTAGATGCTTTGTAGTTACCGACTATCTGTGATCTATCAGGGGCAAACGTATCTACTTGTTGGATCATTTGCGCCTGTTCTCTGTTCTGAGCACGCGCTGCGTTAGCATCCTGCGTAGGCTGTCTTGTAGTTGCCATTGGCCCCTCCTGAAAATTGTTATGTTCTGGTATTAATATATCACACTGCGCTAGCGTCAGGGCTACTAAACCAATTAGAGACAGTTGCATCATCCCATGTTTTCCCATAAGTAGCTCCTGCAAAGCTTGTAGCTGTACCAAGTAACGCTGCAAACGGACTAGGTTTCTGTGGTGGTAGGAACAAACTGTTATTAGTACGTGCGCGTACTTCAGATTCAATCTGTTCACGCGATAGCTCTAAGCTTTCTAATGTATCGGATAGTCCTGCTGACGCATTGTATTCAGCCTTAGCTGCGTTACGTTCGATGTTTAGTATAGAATCAGATACAGATAGCCCTGCTGTACCACTAGCTGCTGCTGATACAATGCTCTCTGATCTAGCAAGCATAGCATTAGCATCTATGTTAGCTAAGGATGCTGTATGCGTTTCGTGGGCTTTGTTTACATTCCTATCTACAGTCTCGTGCTTACGATTACCTGCACGCCTTGCTTCTAGGTTATTTTCTTGTTGCTGCTTTATCTTGTATTCTTGTTCACGTAAAGCAAAATCATATTGTTGCTTACTTTGCATGTAGCCAGAGATACCCTGCGCTAACATTAACCCGCCAAGTACAAAAGACATAAGGCACCTCCTTAATGTTAATAAAGGCTATAGGGAAGCTAAGCTCCCCCACGTCCTCCTGTTCTCGTAGTACGTGTACCACGTTTATAGAATTGTCCAGTCCACTCTATGTCAGATACAGTAAATGGATAAGGTGACTCAGAGTAAACCTGAATACGTGACTTATCGTTTGCTGCTCTAACTGCTACAGGGAATTGTCCATCTGTTAATGAGAACTCACCTATAGTAGCTGACTCTTGCCCTAGTACTCTACCGGGATTCCTCTCTGTGTAAGAGTAGTCTGCTGTAACATCTACGTTGAAATCACCTGATGTAGTGTAGTTAATAAGCATATCACCTACAGTTAAGTCAGAAGTACCGATAGGTCTATCTGAATCGTCACGCATGTACGGTCTAGTAGGTGTTACGGATGAACGGAACTTAATACCTACAAGTACTGAACCACCCTGCATATCACGGCTAAGCGTAGCTACACCTGCTGTAAGGTCTGTTATCTTAGCAAGCATACCCGGATTAGGGCAACCTTCACCCTGCACTACATGTAACAGAGAGGCATCATCAGGCAAAATATCTAGACCTGACAGTGTAGTATTAACGCCAGTATGCCATGTAGTATGATCCATACATAAGTCAGATGCTATAATAGTATCAGTTAGTATGTCAGTACTTTGAATATCAGACTGTAACGGTACTTCAATAATGTGTACATCTGTACCTATGTAACCTAGCATATACAAAGAATCATTAAAGAACTCTGTGTGGAACAAGTGCATATCATCACGGAACTTCCAAGTACTCCATGCGTTCTGTACTTTATCGTTCTCGTCCCACAAGTACTCATACAGATAGAACTCGTTAGGTGCATCAGCTAAGCAGCCCATTTTAGATAGGTTAGTAGCTGAGGACATTTGACGTATCTTACCTTTGATGTATCTTTCAATAGCTATAGTAATAGGACGAGCATTGTTACTGTCGAACGTACTGTCTGTATAGAACTCTCGTACACCACTGTATACACCTGCATCAATAGCAAAGAATAAGTTCTGTCCTGAAGGTACTGGACGTACACCTGCTTGTATCTTGAACTTAGTAGTCTCTACCATAGTAGCGTTCTGTGGTGTAATAGCTGTAGTACCTACAAGGGTGAACTGTACACCGTCTGCAAAGATAATCAAATCCCTGTCATGCTGTTCAGCGTAACGTAAGATGTTAACCTGACCAGAAGCAGAAGTAATACCTATAGGCCCATCAGGTAGTAGTTGTGTAACTGTTTTCTTAAAGAAGTTAAAGAAGTCAGAAGTAACCGAAAGGTTAACACCCTCACGATCAATAATAACAAGCCTGTCCTGCATACTTGTAATGTCTGAAATCTTCTCACCTACAAACTGTGGGTCTTTATTAGTCTCTTCTGTACCTACAGTACGCTCTGCCCATGAATCAATAGTACCTTCTCCACAAGCACCGCACTCAAAAGTGTTTACTGTAGACGTACGTTTAATTACATGCGGCATAGTAGTAGCGTCTAATGTAGTCTCTTGCCCCGGCCCTATAGTTTCTCTCCATGTACCGTCTTGGAAATCATTACCACTGGATGCACCTTGTACTTGGAACTCCATGTACAGATCATCTACGGAACCTATACCACCTTCTACTTTGTATATGTCTCCGTTCTTAGCTTTTACTGGTAACTTCTCAATAGCGCTCACTGTATGTTTAGTTACGGCACGCATAGCACCACCACCTAAACCATCAGATGTAGTTATGGAGTAGTTAAGGTTTGCAGTCAGCGGTGTAAGTCTGATACTAGAACCTACTCTACTAATAGTAAAATAACCGCCTACAATTGCAAGTTCTGTTTCTAGCTTTTCAGCTATGTAATCAGTAGCTACTTTTTCTTCTGCGTCTGTATCAGTAGACGCGTCAGTAGGATGAGTAACCGAGAAGTCTACATTGTTAACCGATACTGTTACTGTGTAATCCCTACTGTATTGCCCTACGAGAACTTCGACTAGCCCTGACTTAGTACGGCTTGTATCTGTTGTACTTGTAGCCCCTGACATAGATACCGTCTTAGTTTTATTAACTACGAACGTGTAGTCTCCTACGGTAGTCATACGTAAATCAGTCTTAGGATCAGAAGATGTAATATACGATGTGAACTGTGAGGTTACAGTCTTAGTTGCTAGAGTACCATCAAGGTCTAGGATATATACTGCTCCACCCGGAGCTATAACAATCCAGTACTGCTCTCCGTCACCTCGCGAATAGAAGTGCACGAAGCATTTAGTAATGTCTACTGCACCTATGTTAAAAGAAGCTACAAACTCTGAAGACGGTCTCCGGCTTAGCATACGTACAACGTCTGCGGTCATGTTAGTCATTTCTGTTACCTGACCTTGTAGGCGCTCTTTATCTGGCTGCTGACTTACGCCTTGCAGTAAGGTTCCCAGAGAACCGTCAACTCGTCTTGACATAGCTTACTCCTTAAGTAAATAGGATACGATTACCTGTGTAGCGTGGCTGTAGTCTACCCATGAGCCTTAGTGGGCCTGCTTGATGTAGTACGTTAACTCTACGGTTACGTTGCTCTGCTGTCTTCAATGCAATGTAAGCACTCTGTTCATCACGTGCCAATTCAGAGATACGTTGTGGATCACCATCAAAGTCTGATAAGAATTTACGTGCTGCTGCATACATTGTGTAGTTAGCTGCTACATAAGGTAGATCATTAAAATCTAATACCATAAGCATATCAACCACAACTGCCTCAGTGAAGGTAAAAGATTGTGTGTTCGGGTTATAAAGTTTACCACCACGTATAGTTAAATACGCGAATGGATCTTGAGGTCTAACTTCTAATGCGTTACTCGGATAGATAATATCACCAGAAGCATCAGGTGCTAAGCTCACGCTCAATTCCGTATTGAACCACCATGAGTTAGCTTGTAACTCTAGCGCTGTGTTCTTTAGCCTACTTTGTGCCGCCCTAACATCAGGGTTCTCAGTCTGTAGTGTAGATACAGGAGCTTTACCTACTGCACCGCGAATGAGATTAACGGCCTCTAATTCTGTTAAGTGCATTATGCACCTCCTTAAAAGCGAAAAAAGCCCCTACCCCGGAAAGGAGTAGAGGCTAATTTTGTCGGGTAAGTCCCTAACCTACGCGGCTAGTACGATACCTGCGTGCTCAGCACGATTTGGCGTTACACCGAACGCTAGGTATGAATCAATGAACCATTGTAGTTCAGAGTCCATGTAGTAGACCTTAGAGGTCAATGGAATAGTTTCACCTGCAAGCAATGCTTTAGGTAGCATTACAACAGCCTTAGCTTTTGCCTCTGCTGCTGATACATCATAAGCATTACCGTTACCTGTGTTAGACAAGTAGTGGCCTGAGATAGCTGCTGAAGGGATACGGTTAGTCTTCATTAGTGGTAGACCACAAGACTTAAGGATCATACCTTCTGCGTAGTCACCATTACCTAGTGAGTACTGGCTATTAATCAAGCGATCATTACGTAGCAAAGTGTAGTATTCAGCAGGAGCTACAAGAATAACGCCACCGTCTAGGTCTACGTCTTTCTCTTCAATACCCTGACACACATCTTCAATAGCTTTCTGAAGAAGATCAGGATCAGCTTCATCGCCTGCTGTACCTAGAGTAACCTGAGTACCACCATCAAAGCCCGGTGGTAATGCAGTCTCACCTGCTTGTGGGTTCTGGTTATCAGGAGCGGCAACTACAAGTGCTGCTTTAATAGCTTGGATGATAAACGCTTCATCGAAGAATTTACCTAGAGTCTTACCATGCTCTTTACCTAGTTCAGACCGAACTGCGTAGTGTGCTTGGAAGTCGTCAAGTAGTGCAACGTTGTTACGTGCTAATACAATTGTATCAACCTTGATCGAAACGTTGTCGAACTGTGCTACAGATGCAGCAGGACGTACACCGGGTACTACGGCTTGTAGAGTAGCTTCACCGATACGGTCATTAGTTACAGTGTCAGTACCACGTACTGCTTTGATGTTAACGTACGAACGCATGAAAGATTTCTTAGCAAACGTACCTTCTACTTCACCACCGTACTGCTCAATGTGTAGAGGGTTAACGGTAGAAGCATTACCCGTAGGCTGTAACTGTTGGCCTGCTCGGGATAGATGGGTAGAATCTGATGGATAAGACATACTTAGTCTCCTAGTTGTTATGAGTTGTGGGCTTCGATAAGTATAAACCTTGCATTCTTAGCATCCACTATGGTTTAAATAAATTACACCCGTTTCATGGTCGCTAGGCGACGTTGATCCAGTACTTGTAATTTTGGCGACTGCTCGCCTTCAGCACGTACAATCTTAGAGTACTCCGATGAATACTCTGCACGTGATATTGGTTCTAGTCCTGCGGCTTGTGCTGCTGCGTCGCCTTGAACTAAATTAGTTGTTTGGGTAAAACCCGGTGATTGTTGGTACATTTTAGATAACTCCCGTACTGCTAGGGATGCTTGCACCCCACCTGCTTTAATCATTGCGTCATATGCTGCATGGCCTTCTTCAGTTAAGCCTGCTTGGCCTGAGCCTACCC